GCAGACAGGGTGCTATTGTAGTTGGTCCAAAATATCCAGGTTTAGGCAGTCCTAATAGTAAAAAATTTAGGCAAATGTTTTTTCATGAGTTACAACACGCAACTCAACATCAAGACTTTAAAATAGCTGGTTTAGAACAACTCGGTGGTAGTCCTACAGGATATGGACAAACTTCTGTAAGACCAGATAGCTTTTATAAAGGTAGGAAGGTATTAGAACTTTTAGAACAAAACCCAAATCTTGTAAGATTAAGAGATGAAATACTGGAAATATTTGAAGCTGAAAAAGGTACAGGGGCTTTAGATGCAAAGTCTCCAGATTTTACCTTTCCAGGTGTAACCCCCAATCCAGCTAAAGTTTTTGGTGATGTTAATGTAGCTAAAAAAATGGCTCGTAAGATGAGAGAGTTAGAGTCAGAGCTTTTTAAAGTTTATATGAAAACTGCTTCAGAAACAGAAGCTAGACTTGCTGGAAAACGTGCTCAAGATATTGTTACAGTGGGAAGTGGTCCTAAACCTAGAGTAACTTCTGATTTAGCTAAAGAACGCAGAATAGAGACTAAAGAAGAATATCAAACAGATACTCCTAAAAGTGATGCTGACAAGAAAAAACAAGATATTAAATTAAAACTTGGGGCCATGACAAATGAAGAGGTTCTAAGATACGCAACTGGCGCAATTAACTTTGCAAGGTATGCGAAAGGTATAGATAAAGAACTTGTGGGTTTTGATGCCCATAGTGTAACTAAAACAAACTATTCACCTTCCAGTGATATTGGATTTACACCTCAAGCACTAGGGTCTGTAACAGGTAACACCAAAAAAGTATTTCGTGGTCACAAAAAAGGTGAATCCATAAATGCTAATGTTGACTCAGAAGGTTTTACCTTCTATACTGACGACAAGAAAACAGCAGATTCCTATGCAAGTGCATTTAAAGACGAAGGCACTGTTTCTGAATCCGAGATTGATTTAGGTAATTCTTTAAAAGGTTCTCCTGTAGAAGTAAGAGAAGCTTTAGGTTTAGAGCCAAGTGCAAGTTTTGAAGAGTTAGCTAACAAAGCTAAAGAAAGTGGTTATGATTCAGTAGAAGTATTACGTAACCAAAAAGGCGATCGTCCTTTTTCTGAATACCTTGTTTTTGATAGACAGAAGAATAACACTGCTACACCAGAGGGTGCAAACCTTACACCTAAAGACTATAAGTATGTTGTAAGTAATCCTGGTGGGGATTGGGTGAAGAAAAAACAAGAACTTGCAGAAGAAGCATCCCAACGTTATGGTGGTGGGGGTAAGATGCTTTCTGGACCTATTACTGCATCTTTAGGCAGTGACTTTAAAAACTCTTCTATGTTTCTAGATACAGAGTTTCTTTCTACGATACGTGGAGCTGCAGATGAAAACAGACGTGCAGGAGATCGTAGGTTTGATTCTTTAAAAAGTAAGGTTGATAAATCAGGGTTTGATCTTCAGCAGCTAGATGAAGATTTTCCTGAAATGTCTGAAGGTAATGCTATTGTAATTGGTGTTAATCATAAGGGACAAGCTTATATACTAGAGGGTAACACTAGGGTTGCTGTAGCTGCTGAAAATAACATACCTAGTGTAAGAGCTGAAGTAAAATACTTTAATGGTGCTGAAGATGTAGACAGCCCATTTTCACCAGAAAACATTATAAAACATGCAGAAGCACCAAGACAATTTGACAAAGGTGGTTCCGTCATACCTAAACTGAGACCAGGTTCAGATAGGAGAACTTCTCCCAAACCTCGTTTAAGACCTGATCCAGAAAGACAATATGGTTTAGCTGATGTAGAGTTTCGTGCAGACATGGACCCCCTGTTGTCTAAAGATCCTATTGCTAGACTTGGTTTTGATGTTTCTAGGTTTAAATACAGTATACCTGAAGGTTTAGATAATGCTTTCTACACATCTAACTATTCTACTGATGAAGGTCTTCATACAGAATATGGCATCACTTTTGAACCCGATACTGTTAATTATGGTCCTGACTTTGGCTCTTCTAAAGAAACTATTGCGCATGAAACAAGGCACAGAGGCTTAGCACTACTTAGAGAAATGTTTGAAGAAGATCCAGAGTATTTTTCTGAACGGTATGGTAGAGAAGCTACAGTGTTGTTAGATAAAGATCTTGTAAATGAAGAACTTTTAACAGAGCTTTTTGATAACCCAGATGCTACATATGTTGCACCTACTACTGGGGAAGAAAAAAACCTGGAGCCTACTATTCAATATGTTGAACCAGATACACTGAGAAGAATACGTGAAAGAGGTTCTTTAGGTCCAAACATCCCTAATGCTGACATTATTAATAAAGGTATTGTAGGTTTACGTTTTGCTGCAGAAGATATGCTTAAGGAAGCTGGTGAACCTACTGGGTATGTAGATATGTCTACAGGTTCAAAAACAAGATCAAGTAAAAAATATAAACCAAGCTTTTTTCAAAAGCTACGGAAAAAATTAGGTTTTGCCGAAGGAGGCGCAGTAGGTGACATGAACAGACAAATGGAATTATTCGCCCGAGGCGGACTTAAAGATGACGGTATGGACATGGACCCTGTGTCTGGTAACGAAGTACCTTCTGGTTCTCTTGCAGAAGAAGTTAGAGATGATATTCCTGCACAGTTATCAGAAGGTGAATATGTAGTTCCTGCTGATGTTGTCAGATACTACGGTGTAAAATTCTTTGAAGATTTACGAGATCAAGCAAAAATAGGCTTGACTGAGATGGAAGCTGATGGTAGAATAGGCGGTGAGCCTGTTATGGACCAAGGGATTACAGAAGAAGACTTAGCTGCTTTAGACCAAATGCTTACTACAGGTGCAGCTAATGGTGGCCTAATGGATAAGCTAGAGTATGCTGCTAAGAATGACCCTATGGTAAACCAAAGGTTAAATCAAGGTGGTATGGTTGTAGGTTTTGCTGAAGGTGGTATGACTCAATCACTATACTCTGATCCCAATCAAATTGATATGGTCATTAATAAGGTGATGGCAGCAGCTAGACAAAATCCAGAAATTATGGAACAGCTATCTGCTCGTGGTATTCAATTCAGTCGTACTGAACCACAGATGCCTCCACAACAAATTAATCAAGCTAACCCACCACAAGAAGCACGACAAGCTTTTGACGAAGGTGGTAATGTTGTTTCAATGCCAGGTGTTCCTGGACCTAATGCATCAATAGGACAAAGAACAAGTTACATTACTTCTCCAACTACAGTAAACCCTATTTACTCAGTCCCTGGTTCAAGTTATACTTATGCTGAAGATGGTGCTCTACCAACACCTAAACCACAAGAATTTACTGCATCTCCAGAATATTGTAACTCTATTGGCATGATGTTTGATCCTACAACAAATGCCTGTGTTCCAAAACCCCAAGTACAAGCAAGACAAGCAAGTGATGGTGATGATGGAGCACCAACTGTACAAGCACCTAAGTGGTTCGAAAAGTACGACTACACTGATCCAATCTCTGTATATCAAAAATCTATGAACATGCTTGGGTATACAGAAGAAGATGAAAAAGAAGAAGCAAAAGCTGAAGGTCTTTTAGGTACAATCGGCGGAAAGATTGGTGAAGCTTTAGGTGGTATTTTTGAAGGTGGTATGCTAGGTGGTGTTATTAAACAGCAAAAAGCTGCCGAAGCTATGGCTAACGCTTCACTACTAGCTGCTATGGGTTATGAAGACGAGGCAGAAAAACTTAAAGCTCAAGTAGCTTTATACCGTGATGCAAACGACTTAAAAACTGGTGGGTTCTTCGACTCTACAAAAACTCTTACACGACAGTTAGCTGATCATAGAAATATGATTTTTAACGAAGAGACTGGGACTATCTCAAGAGTAGGTGGTACTGGTGCTGTCAAACCTGCTCCTAAACCAAAGCCAGAACCAGAACCAGCAGCACCATCTAGTAGTCCAGCAACAGCAGCAGTATCTCTAGCAGATCAAGCAAGTAACGCCGATAACGCTGCTCAGTTAGCTGCCATTCAAAAAGCTCAAAAGATTGCTCAAAAGGCTGCTGACGCTGGTACAAGTATTGCTGCACAAACTCAGACAGGTTCTGGTGGTTACGGTTCAGCTTCTTCAGCAGATGAACCTACGGGAGGACAAGGTTCTGTATCGCAAGGTTCTGGCTGGGGTGGTATGAACAAAGGTGGTTTAATGAAAAGACCTAAGAGATAATCTTAGGTATCCAAAATAACTATAAGGCTACCCAGCAATAGTGCTGGCCCCAACATAAGGAAAATAATATGCCTGAACTAACTCAAGTAGAAACACCAAAGAATGCTGGTTTTGTACAACGTGGAAGTAACTATGCACGTAAACAAAAACGGATGGAAGATGAAGAAAAAGAAATTGCTAGACTAGAGGCAATAGCTCGTGGCGAAGAAGTTGAAGAAGAGGAATCCAGTGGCTCAGATTCTGAGGACACCGAAGTACAAGCCTCAGATAATACCCAACAAGAAGAAGCCGAAGAGAGTGCCGAAGCATCGGAAGATGATGCAAATCTAAGTCGTGAAGAAAAATCTTTCAAAAAACGTTATGGTGATCTTCGCCGACACATGGCAGAAAAAGACAAAGAGTGGAAAGAAAAGTTTGATGCACTCGAAGCCCGTATGAAGGGTGAGTCAGTTATCATGCCTAAGTCTGACGAAGACATCGAAGAGTGGGCAAAACAGTACCCTGACGTAGCTGGCATTGTAGAAACAATTGCTGCTAAAAAAGCTCAGGAGATGTATCAAAAAGCTGAGTCACGTCTGGCTGAACTAGACCAAATTCAGTATGAAGCTACACGTAAATCAGCAGAAGCAACTATTGCTGAAGCACATCCAGACTTTGTAAAACTACGTGAGTCTGATGAGTTTCATGATTGGGCAGAAGCTCAACCAAAGTGGGTACAAGATGCAATCTACGAGAATGCAGATGACCCAGCTTCTGTTATTAGAGTTATTGATCTATATAAGGTCGATAAAGGACTTACTAAAACTGCGAAAAAAGCAGACAAAAAGGCTGCTGCATCTTTGGTAAGTAAAACTTCAAAAGCTTCTGTAGACACAAGTGAGACTGCAGGTCAGATTCGTGAGTCTGAAGTAGCACAAATGTCTGCAAAAGAGTTTGAAGATCGTCAAGATGAAATTAACAAAGCAATGCGCAACGGTAAATTTATCTATGACATGACAGGTTCTGCACGATAGGTGTTGACATTACAAAACCTAAGTGTATAACTATGAGTATCTAAGAGCCTCCCTTACGGGACTACCTCTCTTACTCATTTCCCAAACTAACATAAACAGCCGAGAACCACCTGGATAAGTATAGGCCCGTGGAGTTGATGGTAGGCCAACTGTCAATTCACCGCACCCTGGAAAAGATTCAGCCTCTTTGTCCTGTTGTTTAGTTTTTAAACCCCTTGTAAAAGCCGAACAATCTAGGAGATAAGATAATGGCATTCGCAAAAGCAGGCGGTTACGGGAACCTACCAAACGGTAATTTCTCTTCCGTCATTTATTCTAAAAAGGTGCAACTTGCATTCCGTAAATCTACGGTTGCAGGTGACATCACAAATTCTGACTATTTTGGTGAGATCGCTGCTCAAGGTGATACCGTCAAAATTATCAAAGAACCTGAAATCTCAGTGTCATCTTATGCACGTGGTACACAGATCACAGCACAAGACCTAGACGATGAAGATTTCTCTCTAACAGTCGATAAAGCGAATTACTTCGCCTTCAAGATCGACGACATCGAAGAAGCTCACTCACACGTGAACTTCATGGACTTGGCTACCAACCGTGCGGCATATCGCCTAGCGGATCAGTACGACCAAGAAGTACTAGGTTACCTAGCAGGTTATAAGCAGTCTGCATTGCACTCAAATGCTGACACTGTAAATGACCAAGTAAACGGCACAAAAGCTGTTACAACTGCAGGTTCAGACGAATTGCTATCAAGCATGAAGTTGAATAAAGGTGACTTCGGCAACATTACAACTGCATCAGCTGGCGATCACTCAATCCCAGTCGCAGCTCGTTTGCCAGGTGCAACTGCACTACCAACTGCAACAGCTTCACCAGCAATGGTTGTAGCTCGCATGGCTCGTCTACTTGATCAACAACAAGTTGATAAAGATGGACGGTGGCTTGTAGTTGACCCAGTATTCATGGAAATCTTGCGTGACGAAGATTCTCGTCTATTCAACGCAGACTTCGGTGAGTCAGGTGGACTACGTAACGGTCTTGTCTTGAACAACTTCCACGGCTTCCGTGTATACACTTCAAGCAACTTGCCAGCAGTAGGTACAGGACCAGGTACAACTGGTACTGCAAACCAAAACACTAACTATGGTGCTATTGTTGCAGGTCATGATTCTGCTGTCGCAACTGCGGAGCAAATCAATAAGACTGAAACATATCGTGACCCAGACAGCTTTGCTGACATCGTTCGTGGTATGCACCTATACGGTCGTAAGATCCTTCGTCCAGAAGGCATCGTTACAGCTAAGTATAACGCAGCGTAAGGGGAGATTGAATTATGACACCTAATGGAATGAGAACAATCTCTGTAGAACTTGAAGCAACAGCATTGGCTGCTGGTGCAAACACAGTTGCTACTCTTCCTGCACAAACAGTTATCCTAGCTGCTGGTGTTGAAGTTACTGAAGCACTTACTGGTGCTACAGCTTTG